TTCGCTGCTGCGCAATGCGGTGGATGTTGAGACTGTGAACGGCGAAAAAGCCTTTTTCGATCAGGTGGGTTCGGCTGCTGCCGTTCTCCGCACAACCCGTCACGCGGACACTCCGCTCATTGACACGCCACACAGCCGCCGCATGGTTACGCTGTCGGACTACGAGTATGCCGACCTGATCGATGATCAGGACAAGGTGCGCCTGCTCGTTGACCCGACTTCGACCTATGCCCGTGCTGCTGCTGCTGCAATGGGTCGGGCGATGGACGACGTCATCGTCTCGGCTGCTCTTGGTTCGGCCAAGACAGGCAAGGATGGCGGAACTACGACTGCTTTCGATACGTCGAACAACCAGATCGCCGTTGGCGCTGCTGGCCTGACGCTTGCAAAGCTGATCGAGGCAAAGGAAATCTTGGACAGCGGCGACGTTGATCCCTCGATTCCGCGCTACATCGCAGTGTCGCCCAAGCAGATTTCCGATCTGCTGAACAGCACCACTGTAACTTCGTCGGACTTCAACACCGTGAAGGCTCTGGCAATGGGTGAGATCAACAGCTTCGTTGGTTTCAACTTCATTGTCACGAACCGCCTCGGCGTTGACGGCTCGGGCAACCGCCGTGTGTTTGCTTGGGCAATGGACGGCATCAAGGCTGCAATCGGCAAAGAGCCGACCGCACGCATTGATGAGCGCGCCGATAAGTCCTACGCGACCCAAATCTACTACTCCATGACTCTCGGGGCGACCCGCATGGAAGAGAAGAAGGTCGTCGAAGTTCTCTGTTCTGAAGCGTAAGGAGGACTGACTTATGGCTACCGTTTATTCCGCACAGCGCACCAATGCTCTGGCAATTCCCTCGGTGAACAACAAGCCGAATGAATTTGCTGGCCGCATTCGTGTTGCCCATGGCACCTACGAAGCTGCTTCCCTTGCTGCTGACAGTGTGATCGAGATGTTCGTTCTTCCCGACGGCGCACGCCTTCTGGAAGGCTCTTTGGCGCATGACGCGCTGGGCAGTTCGACCACTTTGTCGGTTGGCTACGCTGCACACACCAACGCTGCGGGCACCGCAGTTTCGGCTGCTGCTGCTGCTTACAAGGCTGCGGCTGCTTCGACCTCGGCTCAGAAGGTGGACATTCTCGCCACCCTCGCTCTGGGTTCGGGCGCCGAAGTTGACGCCAACGAAGATGGCATGCCCGTCACCGTCACGCTTGCTGGCGCAACTGGCACTGGCACCATCGAGCTGACTGTCTTCTACGTCGTAGATTGATAAAAGATGGGGGCGGGTAACACCGCCCCCATTCACCACAGGAGGTCTGGATGACTAGCACTGTTGATATTGCAAACTATGCGCTGAATATCATCGGTGCGACGAACATCGCGGCCTTTGACGAAAACAGCAAAGTCGGTCGCCTCATCAACCAGCGTTATGATGGCGTCCGCGATTCGGTTTTCCGCGCACATCCTTGGAATTGCCTGATCCGCCGCGTTGAGCTGGCGCAGGATGTTGCGACGCCCGCCTTCGGCTACGCATATCAATACACATTGCCGACCGACCCTTATTGCTTGCGGGTGTTGGAGTTCAGCAATGGCACCTTGCACTACCCTTATGACAATATGGTGAGCAACACAGGTGGCGCTGCGTTTGTCATTGAGGGTCGCAAACTTCTTACGGACGAGGGCACGGCTCGGATCAAATATATTGGTCGGATCACGGACCCGAATGAATACGATGTGCTGCTGACTGACTGCATTGCGGCGAAGCTGGCCGCAGAGATCGCGTATGCGGTCACTGGATCGAACACAGTTGTCGAGCTTTCGGCCACGCTATACGCCGAAAAGCTGCGCGAGGCGAGGTTTGTTGACGCGACCGAGGGCGCGACAGTGAGGCTTGAGGCAAGCGACTTTATTGAATCGAGGTTCTAATGGCTCGATCCTCACCAGCGTTTAGCGCATTCACCGCAGGCGAAATCTCTCCGCGTCTTGAGGCGCGGATTACGCTTGAGAAATACCGCGAAGGTTTGTCAGAGCTGACGAACATGGTGGGTCTGCCGCATGGCGGCGTGACGCGTCGTCCCGGCACTGAGTTTCTTGGCGAGGTAAAGAACAGCGCGGTCAAGACGCGGCTAATCCCATTCCAGTTTAAGACCAGCGACACCTACATCCTTGAGTTCGGCAACCAGACGATGCGGGTGTATCGCAACGGTTTGCAGGTTCTGACGGGTGCAGACAAGACCATCACTGGCATCACGCAAGCTGATCCCGGCGTGATTACCTCAAACTCGCACGGCTTCTCCAACGGCGACGAAATCTTTGTCTACGACATTGGCGGCATGGTCGAGCTGAACGGTCGCAACTACCGTGTCGCAAATGCCACGACCAACACGTTCACGCTGACTGATTTGTTTGGCAACGACATAGATACGACCAGCTTTACCGCCTACACATCTGGTGGCTCGGCAGAGGAAATCTATGAGGTTGCGACGCCGTATGCAGAGGCTGATCTGTTTGAGATCAACTTCGCGCAGTCCGCAGATGTGATGTATCTGGTGCATCCCAGCTACGCGATCCGCACGCTGTCGCGCACCGCCAACAACAACTGGACCTTTGCAACTGCAAGCATCACAGGTTCACCGACGCCGCCATTAAACACCGCGACTGACAACTACCCGAGCGTTGTCACCTTCTTTGAGCAGCGCCTTGTGTTTGCGGCTACCAACAACAACCCGCAGACGCTCTGGTTCTCCAAGAATGGCGAGTATTTGAACTTCACGCTCGGCACTGCCGACAACGACGCGCTGTCCTACACGATTGCTTCGAACGAAGTGAACGCCATTCGGTATCTGTCGGCCACGCGCGTTCTAACGATTGGCACATCTGGCGGTGAGTATGTCTTGACCGCGACCAGCGACGGCCCGGTCACGCCGACAACGACGGTTATCCGCAAGTATTCCAACTACGGCACCGCTCTTGCGCAGCCTGTGCAGGTTGCCGATGTGACGCTTTTCTTGCAGCGCGGAGGTCGCAAGGTGCGCGAGTTCCGTTATGTCGGCGATGTGAACTTGGCAGGATACCAAGCGCCTGACATGACCATCTTGGCAGAGCATATTACGGTCGGTGGCCTGACGCAGTTCTCTCACCAGCAAGAGCCTGACAGCGTGGTTTGGGCGCTGCGCGCTGACGGCACGCTTCTCGGCATGACTTATCGCCGCGAAGAAGATGTGATTTCATGGCATAAGCATGTGATCGGCGGCGAGTTTGACGGCGGGCAAGCAGTGGTTGAGAGCATTGCCACCCTGCCGACCGACACGGGTGAGGACGAGCTTTACATGGTCGTGAAGCGCACGATCAACGGCGCGACCAAGCGTTACATCGAGCAAATGCGCAGGTTTGATTTTGGCGGCACGACGTCTGGCGCATTCTTTGTAGACAGCGGATTACGCTATGAAGGGTCTTCGACAAGCAGCTTGTCTGGCCTGTATCACCTTGAGGGTGAGACTGTATCGGTCATGGTGAACGGCGCTACACATCCTGATGAAATGGTTGCCACTGGCGCGATCAACTTGGACTTTGGCGCGACTGTCGCCGTTGCCGGGTATCCCTACACCAGCAGCATGCAAACGCTGCGCATTGAGTCTGGTTCGGTTGACGGCACCAGCCAAGGCAAGCCTAAGCGCATTCATGCTATCACTTTGCGCCTGCATGAGACTGTCGGCATTGAGGTCGGCAACAGCGCAGGTGAGCTGGATCGCATTCCTTTCCGCGACAGCTCGATGGCGATGGATCAGGCTGTGCCGCTCTTTACGGGAGATAAAGAGATCGAATTCCCCGGCGGCTATGAAGACGACGACCGCATCTATGTGCGACAGACGCAGCCGCTGCCAATGACTGTGCTGGGCTTGTTCCCAAGAATGAACACGTTTGACAAATGAGACTTGAAGCACTCACACGCGCACACTTCTTGGACGCTGCGGCGATCAGAGCGCCGACGGCTGTTGGCAGCTTGAGCATGATGCTGCGCGCGATTGATGCTTACACAGCGCCCTACCACGGGATTGCCTTTACAGATCGCGGCAAGATCATTGCAGTTGGTGGAGTTGTGCCGTTGTGGGATGGTGTTGGTGAGGCTTGGCTTTTGCCGACAAAGCACATGGCGGGCTACGAAGTTGCGCTTGCTCGTCACTTTAAGCGCACCATCGCGCGCGCCTTTACAGATTTGAAGATGCGCAGAGTGCAAGCTGCTGTTAAAGTGGGCTTTGACAAAGCCCATCGCCTCGTCCGCTTCTTGGACATGGAAGAGGAGGGGTTGATGAAGAAGTATGGTCCCGAAGGGGCGGACTATGTGAGGTATGCCAAATGGCTGACCCATTGACGCTAGCAGCCGTATCGGTCGGCACGCAGGTCATCGGCGGTGTAACGCAGAAGCGCGCAGCTGATAAGGCTTCGGACGCTGCCCAAGCGGCTGGCGAGTTCAACGCTCAGATCATCGAGCGCGACATTGACCTGCTTGAGCGGCAGCGGCAGATCATTAACGCGCAGTTTGCGATTGACGATCAGCGCATGCGGGTTGCGTTTGAGCGCGATGTGCAGGGTCGTGTCAAAGCTGCGTCTGGGTATGCTGGCATCGACATGTCGCGCGGCACACCGATTGAGGTGCTGATGTTCAACGCGCGCGAGCTTGAGTATCAGTCTGCTATCGGCCAGTTCAACAACGAAATAGCTAATTTGCAGATTTCTGACGCGCAGGAAGAAGCGCGTTTGAACGCGCAGCTTTCGCGCATGGAGGCTGGCGCTTCTGCCGCCGCTCTGCGCTCTCAGGGCACTGCCAGCCTTATTCGTGGCATCGGCGGCGCTGCGACTACTGGTTATCAAACTGGCCTGTTCGGTGGCGGCTCTTCTGGCGCAACTGGCGGCACAGGCTTCGTCGGCTCGGGAGTTAGGTTCGTATGAGAATACCCGTCTACACAGCACCGGGCGAAGTAACAACGGAAGCACCGGGCCGCTCTATCCGCGCGCGCATGAACGCGCAACCTTTTATTGAGCAAGCGCAAGCACAGGGCGATGTGATCGGTGCGGTTGCGGAAGCAGCCGATCAATATGCGTCTACGCGCTACAAGGTGCTGGTCGAGAACCAACTGAACGAGGCGCTGCTTGGCGCTGACGAGGCAATGCGCACACGCGCCGACGAGCTGGTTAAATCGCGCGACTATCGTCAGGCGCTTGATGGCGATGACCCGATCTGGAACCGCGAAACGGCTGAGATGCGCGCGCGCCTGCGCGACACGGTTGGCCGTGACGTTTACGCGCTGCAACAGTTTGACGCTCGCTTCAATCAGACCGAGTTGCAAACGCGCTTCCGTATGCGCGGTGATATTGACCGACGCATTGTTGCCGAAGCTGCCGCTGCGCGCGCGCAGGCGCTGACGCGCTTTGAGCAGAACCTTGCGCAAGGTGTGGACATTGCCGCTGCCGACTTGGCAGCGCGTGAGATCGGCATCAACTCTGATCGTTGGGCTGCGTCTGGCGCTGGCAATCCCAATGCGCTTGAGAGCCAAGAGTATGGGGCGCTGGTTCTTGGCACCTATGGTGCTTTGGAGAACTTGTTCAACACTAGCAGCTCTCCCAGCCGCACTATCGGTAATATCAAGGTAGCTTTGCGCGAAGGTGACCCCACCTTGGCTGGGCCGGAGGGTCTCTACGCATATACTCTTTTGCAGCGTTTGAACCTTGAAGATCGGGCACGACTTCTGCGCGGAGTTGGCGCTACTTTTGACTTCTTCGACGCACCTACTGC